CACCACCTCCCTACTAATATTTTATTGGCTTTAAAGCCACCACCACCAAAACCACCACATTTGTGTATCGCCTCCTTGTTTATTGCATTATAAAAGGACCCTTCGGCAGGATCCTGAATCTTAATATTTAGTTCGTCATTTCCGCGGATTATAAACCTAGCAGTTCTTCGATTCTATCTAATCGTTCTTTATCCGTCAGCTTTTTCACCTTGTCTTTATCCTTAAACTTCTTCTTGGTGGCTTCTTTTGCGGTTTCTTTCTCTTGCAATTTTTCTGCGATTTTCAACAGTTTCTCTGTGTTATCCATTAAAAAGTCACCCCCATGGCCATAGCCAGCGTATCTAAAACCTGCCCCGTCATGATTTCGTTGGCATCCTGTTTTTCCCTGTAAAATTCGTCTATGGCAATATGCCTCGTGTCGCATTGCCATTCGGTACGGGTTCCTGTTTCAGTCTGGATTTCGATTTGCTCGAAATTCATACGTTCAATTATTAATCCAACGTTCGAGGTGTCGAGTTCGGGTAAGTGTCTGTCAGATTGTTCTTTTATCCACATTTATATCACTCTCCTATACACTTGGTTTATATAATAATCGGGACCCAACGCCCCAGCTCGTGCTCGACGGGGGGTTGAGCAAATACCAAAAGAACAGACCAGCAACAGTGCCATCGAGCGCAGTACCACCAAAAAAGACGCCTCTTAAACCTGCGTCCTGATAGTAGTAATCGCAATAGCCGGTTGTTGTCCCCGCACCTATTGAGATTGGGAAGCGTGCTTCGGGGAAATTATTATCGAATCCCATCTCTGTAGGATAACCGTTGGTGTTGGAATTAGCATATCCAGCTGGCTTATAATCCGCCGTGAGTGTTGATGCATAAAGGCTCGGTTTGCGACAAATTTGTGCCACGTTATTGTTAATCAGGACGCCATCAACCCACTCATACACATTGCCAAAACTGTCTTCCATGCCCCGGTATTTAAATGAGGTTCTACCACCTACTCCCGGCAACTTTCCGCTGGGCTTGACAAGATTAACAGTCTGACCGGTCTTCTGGGCACCCTGCCATAAGACATTTCCCACAGCGATATTGACCGGCGCACCATCAAAGATGATTTCCGTGTTCGTGGCATCAAGCTGATTCTTAGCTGTAATTGCGCGGTCAAAAGCAATGTTTTCGGCTCCCTGAGCAGTTCCTATGCAGACGCCTTCACCGACGTTATAGTTTCCGGCAACCGTGTTGAGTATCACAATGCGATTGACAGCGGTTTGCGCGATTTGCGCCGTATCCGTTGCCACATATCGAAAAGTAGTCAACCCATCGCCCAGATATGATTGCGAATGTAGCGTGGCGGCTTCGATGCTGTAGAGAGGATATAAAACCTCTTGTACAAATGACAAATCTGTAAGCTGCCAGCCAATGCCTTTTGCCTTTGCGCCAGTTCTAAAACTGGCTAAATCTCTACCATTCTCTGCAAACAGGGAAGGCCTTGAAACATCAGTAGTACCAGCCTTGCCTGTCTTAAACCTTGCAACATAAATCTTATCCAGTTCCACGCCCGCCTCGGTCTTAAATACCTGAGGAGTCCAGAAACCTTTCTGCCTATACTGACTTATGGAGATATCCCGGTTTGTCGCATCTTGCGTGATGTTAAGATAAAATTTAGGTATCTCCACCATCCAGTCAGCTGTCAGTAAATCATATCCAGGTTCGCCTTTGTATACTACTCGATTTGTTATCGGCACAATTTTACATTCCTTGATGTGTGACCAAGGGAAAATGTTTTCAAAATCATCGACTACAACGCTGTCATTTATTGGCATATTAGCGACTTTACCTATGGCATCGTATATTCTTGTCAACACCGGGCTTGTGGCGCCTAGTGTTCGCCTGGCTCCGTAAGTTTTTATCGATCTGGATTCAAGGTCTGTGAGCCTATTATCTTGTGCCGCCAATGACGAATCAATCTTGGAAGAAGAATAGACTTTATTTGTGGCTGGGGTTACATCGTCTAGGACTACGTTTCCACCTTGTAGCCCTTGAATACCCTGAATACCTTGAATACCCTCTGTCAAGCTCCAAGAGTAATCAGTATATACTAAACTTTTTGTTGCCGAGGATTTGTTATAGGCCATACCAAAATACTTCTTCCCTGTGGGGTCGTCACTTATTCCCGTAGTTGGTGTGTCTGCGTACTTTATCCAGGTGTACAAGGTCGCTCCCGTAGTACCAACGGGTCCTTGGATACCTGCCGGACCTACTCCACCGGTACTATATGCCAATAAACTCCACGTTTTTGTCCCGTCACCCGCCTTGAATTTTCCGGTGTCTAGTTCTAATCCTAATTCGCCCTGCATCAAGACAGGATTAACGCTTGTCCATTCTGTGCTTAAACCGTTTCTGATTTGTATTTTAACTGCCAATTATTCCACCCCCGTTCACGATCAACGCTCCACCAAATACAGTGTTGGGTTTTCCGCCATCTAAATTTCCAATTGCTTCTGGGACCATAGCTTCAATTGTTTTAATATTTCCTGATGTTGTAATTTTTATGTTCGCCCCCGCCACCAGCGAGGCGGTATAATCCGCCTGTTCTGGTGCATAGTAACTACCATTGGTATTCTCGATGACAACGGCTTTCTGTGTCTGCCCTTGGAGCCGGAGCATCGCATCTGTTTTCTGTTTTAATGCCTTTGATATATCGTTCCCCATTATGCTCCACCTCCGTAATACATTGCGAGTTGTTCTAGTTGCAGTCTCATATAACCATCATTTTTCGATGTGTTCAGTCGATACTTGCTATACGCTACCGTGTTGACAAATAGATACGTTCTTGATTGATATACTCCCCAGTTCGTTTGCCTGGTCTGAGTGTCTAATGTAACCCACTTGGTTCCGTCAAATCCTTCAAATTTCCAATCCCTGGGCATGGCATCGTTGTATACCGTTAATTGTCTCGCCTTGAGCATATACTTATCTACTATTGTCTTTTCCGGGAATTGATACTCTATCCATCCTGTGTTCGTGATACTATTCCAGTAATAATCATTACTGTGGCTGTTGAATACTTGCCACGGTTCGTAGTTAGATGTATAGATAGACGATGCCCTTGCCACACCCGATGGTGCAACATTGGATGTCATCTCCGGTATCAGATTAACTGCAGGTGCCACTGTCTGCGTGGCTATGCCTGTGGGTAATTCGCCCGGTACAATGCTATCGCCGTAATAATAAGCGGTTCCCGACATCGTAAATGAATTATTCGTCATCGTAAAACTAATATCCGATAATCGATAAACACTTGCCGCGCCTGTAGACCGTTCATATATTCCGATGAAGTCCCCAACCTCAAGCCATGGAATGGCGATGCTTGTAAATTGAATGACTGCAGTTCTTGACTGCATCAAGGATAAGGCTCGTTCTGCAATCTTTACCAAGGCATCCATGGTGCTGGCTTCGGTTGCATCTATTTTTAATATTTTCTGTGGATGTATATTGTACGAGGCCGCATCTAAAAATGGTGCTTCATAGCTGATCACTGTTTCGCCTGATTTCCCAAATACCGCAACCTTCGAATAAATGTCTTTATCGCTTAAGGTGTATTTCAATGTTGCGAGGTCGATGCCCTCTTCGAATGTATAAGCTACAAACATATTGTCTGGTTGATAATCTCGCCTGAAATAAAACTTGCCATATGAATCGCAACCCCACTCAAACGATGCCAGGTCACCTAATTGCTGAAAGGCATCCGCATAACTACACCATGAAAAAGCTATTGCTACCGACAATCCTGTCGGCTCAATAATGTCGACTTCGATATCTGCCAGGTAGCACAGATAACCGATGATATTTTCTATCGGCTGCGATACAAATTCGATTGTATGTTGGCTGCCATAAGTCACCGTCTGGTCTAATGCTTTTTTCAAATTATCCCGAAGCGAAATCCCTGTGGTTTGAGGCCAGGTAGACATATCGAAATCATCTATCATTCCGGTGAATGTTTCAATTAATTCTGTCCCGTAACCCTGCTTTATAATAATCTGCTTGTTCGTTCCTAAAATCCCAAACAATGGATTGTCGGGGTTTTTGGGGTTTAAAATTCCGTCTTTATTGCTCGCCTGGATTGTTGCAGTATTGGCTCCGCCCTTTCCTTTGGATATCGAAATTGAAGAGGCTTGTAACGGGGCTGAATATTCATCCCTAATTAATCCGATATCTCTAACATCAGCGACTTGCATATAGCCTTGCATTATATGAATTATTCCTTTATCCGACACGCTAAAACGTAAAGGATTAGAAACGTACCATCCAATATTAGCCTGAATTAATTCCCAATTTGTCCATGTATTCAACAAATTATACGACATATTAGCTGTGGTTTTTGCCTTGTACAAACTCAATGTATCCGGATTATTTCCCACACTTTTTACCATAAAAAATGAGCCGGCAATATCGACAGCAAAATCAATAATGATATGTTCCCCATAACCATCAAAGGGTAAATTGGCAAAGTTTGATGTATTGTGCGACCAATTTTCACCACCATCTGTGCTAACTTCCACATGGGTATGATAACCGCTATAATCATGCCGAGATATAATGAAAACATTATTCCCACTCCCGAAACATGAACCCAAGATTGTGTTACGGTATGCGTCTACAAAAGTTTTCCGCACCCAGGTTGCGCCATTATCTGTTGATTTATATGCGACTACTGCTGCTCTATCAAAATAATCCACATATTTTTCTCTTGCCCCGATTATTATTGAACCGTCTGCCATCTGATATGGTTTCGTCACCCCATGAAAAGCGAAAGTTTCCTCCGAGGAATATCTCGCCTGTGAATAGATTGTACTTTTTAGCGTGAAATCCGTTCCCAAACCATTCTCGGAAATATAAGCCTTTGTCGAATAGGGAATATTATTTGTGTAACTCCCTACATCAGCGATTATTAATAAGAGTTTCCCGTTTTTCAATTTCAATAAAGAAAAAGCTGGAAAGCTAACTCTTGCTAACGTATAAAATAATGTGCCGCCTGTCCCTGTTTTACTCGTACTTAGCATTTCATTCTCGGATTGAATTATTTTCAAATAGATTCCCGTTCCAACTGAATAAGCAAATAAAACTTGCCCGTCAGCCCGAATGCAATAATCACCAAAATCTGCATTGTCATGGATTGTATTTGTTTTTATTTCTGTAATCGCAGAATAAAAATCCACGCCTTCTAATCTTAAACTGTGGCTGAATTTATTCTGCCCGATCAGGTTTTGGCTTTTTAAAATGGCGAGTGTAGTCTCGCTTATTGGTCGCATAACTACACCTCCATTAATGTAATCGAATAGTTGTATTTCATGTACATCTCTCTGGTCGGTTCCGATAATTCGTAAATCATAGCCGTCAGGGTTTCGCCATCGGGTCCGGTAAATACCCTGGAAACGGATGCCATATAATCCGTATACAAATCCAAATACTCGGCATACGAAGTACAGAAGCCGTTCATCGCTGTCCGATACCTTTCCCGCCCGCCGTCCTGAATAATACTATTTGCCGTTACCGAATCTGCCCCTGGAAGAATATCTATTATCTCCCTTTGCTTTATGGCATGGGGAGGGCTGTAACTTCCTGGTTCAATTTTTAATATTTTTTCGCCCCATAAATACATTTTATAACCCTCCTTTATCCGATTGGAATTAATCCTGTCCTGTTCGGGATGGACCTGTTTCCCTGAATGATTTCTGTAAGTATCGCCGTCTTGACTTTGTTTAAGAAGTTGCTGTCATTATTCAGATTCGATGCACCTTCGCCGGTGATATTGATGTTCATATTCATCGCTCCGCCCATTGTCATGGTTGATGCTGTACCTTGTGGAGTTGTTGCCACCTGCACACCTGATGCCATGTTAGCGGCCGCATCTCGTGCATTCTTGGCCATGCTGTCAATACCCATGGCGAAACCTTCGCCGGTGTATTCGCCCATCTCCATCATTACCCTAGACGGTGAGTTGATTCCGAGAATACCCTTAATCTTGCTTGTGATTGCATTGGCTATATTTTTTACAGCGTTCGTAACAGCTGAGATTTTTGCCTTGATACCATTGATTAATCCGTCGATGATGTTCTTGCCAAAGCCCATCATCTTTGCTGGTAAACTGGCTAAGAATCCAGTGATGTTTGTCCAAATGGTTTTCACCCCATTAAGAACGCCACTGAATGCGTTGACCACAGCGGTCTTGATGTTAGCAAAGATTGTCTTTAAGCTCGCTCCGAGGTTGCTAGCCATCTGTTTGAGGCTATCCCAATGTTTAATCACAAGCACAACAATCGCAATTACCGCAGCGATGGCCAAGACAACTAACCCGACTGGTCCTGTAAGCAATGCAAAAACGGGTCCAAGTGCTCCGACTAATGTCATGAGTCCGCTGATACCTGTGGCCACCTTCCCGATGACAATCAGCACAGGTGCAACTGCTGCCACAACTCCCAAGATGACTAGGATTGTTGCCATGGTCCCTTCGTCAAGTCCTGAAAACCAATCAATGACTCCCTTGATAGCACCACCAATTGCTTCAAATACCGGAATCAATACCGGCCCAAGTTCAGCACCCATCTTCATCAATCCTTGCATTGACTCGGCTTTAATGCTGTCAAGTGTGTCCTGCATTTCATTTGCTTTGTCTATCTCTTCCTGACTTAGGATCATACCTTTAGCGTCTGCGGCATCTCCCATTTCTCTAAGTGCATCCGCACCACCGAGGATGAGAGGGTTTAGGTCCTGCGCTGATTTTCCAAATAACGACATGGCCAAGGCGTCACGCTCAGTTTCGTTGGTCATCTTTCCGAGAGCGTCAATGCTTTCAAAGAATACATCTTCGTTGTCTCTTAGGTTGCCCTGCGAATCTAAAACGGATACTCCAAGCTGTGCAAATCCTTCTGCTGCTGGTCCAGTTCCGTCTTTAGCACCTGCCATGTTCTTGGTAAGTTTGCTGAGTGAACCGGTCAACGTGTCCATGGAACCATCTATCGTGTCGGACGCCATCTGAAATTTCTGGATCTCTTCTACGGACAGCCCTGTCTGTTTTGACAATGTGTTAATATCATCTGCTGCAGCTCCTGCGCCGACTGCAATTCCCACCAAGCCTGTTAATGCTCCAGCTGCTACTTTGCTTACTGGTGTAAGTTTGTTTCCGAGGTCTTCGGTTTTCTTACCAAAATTGCCCAACGCTTTTGCTGAGTCATTCCATTTGTTGTTGACGTTCTTTAGCTGGTCCTCAAGACTTTTAAGCTGTGATTCTGTCTTAATGACTTCACGCTGGAAATCTCGATAAACCTCTTCGCCAATCTTGCCATCTTTCATCTGCTGCTCAACATCTGCCTGATTAGCCTTCAGCGCCTTGAGTTTCTCGCCTGTATTGCCAATTGCATCAGTCAACAACTTTTGTTTCTGTGCTAGAAGTTCGGTATTTTTAGGGTCAAACTTCAAGCCTTTTTCAACTTCTTTTAATTCTTTTTGGATCTCATAAGCTTTTTTATTTACGCCCGATAAAGCTTTTTCCAGACCGGAGGTTTCGCCATCGATTTCAATTGTGATACCACTAACTTTCTTTGCCATTTTCCCACCTCCTATTTATACATTCTGTCGATATCTTCTTGTGTGGCTTGTCTTCTACCATTCTTTTGTGTTTCATCTCCGATGTAAGCTTGCAGGAAGTCATAGAACTCGCTGACTGTAAAATAGTTAACCTCTTCGAAGCTCATTCCGACACGTTTCGCACTAGCTAAAAGACTATAAGACATCTCAAAGTTATCTTTTAACGGATTTCTTCGCCCCTCCGATTTTCGAGGCACTTTTGGGAAACAAACCTATTGCGACTTCTTCGAGGATGCCTTTAACCATTTCAACATCTCCAAAGTCGATTCCGTCTAATGTCTCTAGCCACAGTTCAAATCTAGGTTGTTTCTCTGGCAGGTTGTAAGCCTTGTTCATCGCCCAAAACATTTGTAAAATCAAAATTGTGTCATAGTTTTTAGCATCTATTTTTGTGAAGTCACTGATCATGTCCGCTTTAAATTCCTGCTTATAAAAAAGAAGAGCTAGAGTTGTTGCTCTAGCTCCGTAAGTTTTTTCACCTATTTTTATCTCTCTCATATTTTGTCTCCTATACAGTGAACTTAGGCAGGATAACCTGACTAAAAAAGCTATCGTATGCGAGAGTGTTCTCGGTCGACGGAGTGCTGAGGAGTTCAATTGAACCCTTGACAATCTTCTTGCCACTAACTTCGATTGGCTGAATAATTAAGGGCAATGTCTGAATATCTACCTCTATGGAATCCTCTCTGGTCTTGTGTTCATCCGATGGTCTTGAGGCTGTGCAGTTCCAATAAACAATCTTTCGGTTCTTCGCATCGCCTGTAAACTGTCCGAGGAGTGCAAATGGTTTTTGTTTTCCATCGGCGACTTCCACAACCATCCCCTGGCTATCAATGATGTGTCCGATCATAGGAACTGCAATAGCGTCTGGCAGTAAAGCCATTTCAAAATCTCCAGTATAGCCATTGTTGGAGGTGACCGTAAAATACGGGCCGTCGTCTGCATAGAAATTGTATGCCTCACCCTCTGGATCAACTGCGATACTCACTGCGCCTTTGAGTGCGATTGGTGTTTTATAACCAATGGTTTCAGTGGTGAAGACGGAACCGACCGTTACACCCGTGAGTCCAGGAGCTACCGTAACAGCAAATGTCGTATCTGGTGTTACTGGTTCTGTTTTTGTCGTTAAGGATACAATCCCTAAAAGGCTCGTGGCTGTGAACGCTGCTGCGACAGCGGCATCTGCGTTCAATGCTGCTGCGATAGCGGCTGCAGTGAGGGTTGCAGTAGTCTGTGCAAGTGTTAGGGCAACCGTTATTGTCTTAGGTGTCCCGGTAACACCAACTGCAGTGACAATAACTGTTAGACTTCCGGCTGTCGTCGGTGCTGTTAGAACCGCAAATGCTTTACCTGTCAATTTATTCTGAAACGCGATATGTGCATTGTTTAGTCCAAATAATACTTTATTTTCTGGCATTTTTTTGCCTCCTTAATCTATTAGTTCAAAAGAAAATACCGTTGAGAAACAATTCTCTGACGGTATTTTAGTAGTGGGATTTCTGGAGTATGAAATTCCAAGATTTATTAAAATATCTTGAATTCTCTTCTCTTCTGCTTTGCTCTTTAATTTCGTGTAAAGTTCGAGATTGTAAACCGATTTTGATAAATAATTTTGGTTATCCGCGAAGAAATCTTCATCGCCCTCATCCGTCCAACAAACAAAAGGTAATGCTTGAGCGGTCGTAAAGCTATCGTGAGCGATGGGATAAATGGCTTTGATTGCTGCTATGATTTGCGTTATTGTTGTCATGCTAGGCCCTCCCAATTTTCAACGATTGCTATGACGTTCTCTTTGTAGTCTTTTACAAGTTTTTCTTCTATTGGTTGAATGTGGACTTTACCTGCAACTCTTCCGCCACCGGCCTTGGCGTGACCATGTTCAAGCAAGTGAGCCAAGCCGGGCTTGTACTTATTATGGACAATCCACCTGGAACGATGCCTTACGCTATCGTTTATAACCGTCCACCCTTTGTTGTATGGCTTGTCTTGCGTGCTTTTAAATGTAGCTGCAGATACCTCTTTAAGTTCTTTGGCTGCTCCCCTTGCGAGTTTTTCAGTCATTATTTCTATTTCTTCTTCAACACCCGTTGTATACTTAATCATTAACTTGCCGAATGCCTTGTCGAAGTCTCCAACCCTGCAACGACCTTTTATCTTTGTCATACAGTTACCTCACTACACGTGAGTTCAATGTTTTCCTTGTCCTCAGAGTAGGTGCGTTCAACCTTGTATTTTTTATTGTCATATTTCAGATACTTTTCATTTTCGTACTCAAAGTACCTGACTGTAA